GGGTAGAGGGATGACCCACGGCAATAAGAAGAAAACAGATCGTATTATGTGGGCATTGCAAGGACGATTTGAAAACGGATACATAACACTTAACAAAGGAGAGTGGAACAGTAGGTTTCTTGACCAGTTATTCCAATTTCCCGACCCATTAACCCACGATGACTTAGTAGATGCGTTAGCTTATATTGATCAATTAGCCAATGTAGCATACAACTACGATTACGAAATTGAAGACCATCAAATACTAGATGTGGTAGCAGGATACTAATATGGCAGAATTATACGATAAAGATGCGCTTGTAATGCAAGAAAATCTTGAAGATTGGGTCATTAACAAATGCGAGGATTGGAGAGATTACTACGAAAGCAATTATGAAAGCAGATTTGAAGAGTACTATAGACTATGGCGTGGTATATGGGACCCTGCTGACAGTGACCGTAAGTCTGAGCGTTCCCGTATTATTTCTCCTGCACTACAACAGGCAGTTGAGTCTAATGTAGCGGAACTAGAAGAGGCTACGTTTGGACGTGGCAAGTGGTTTGATGTTAGTGACAACTTTGGAGACACTGACAAGCAAGATGTACAGTTTCTTCGTAACAAACTTACAGAAGACTTCGAAGACTGTATGATACGAAAGGCTGTTGCAGAGTGTCTTATTAACTCAGCAGTCTTTGGTACAGGCATTGGCGAAATCGTTATTGAAGAAATGAAGGAGATGGCTCCTGCTACTCAACCCATTATGGGAGGAGACTTGCAAGCAGTAGGAGTAAACATCACTGAAAGAGTAAAAGTAAAACTTAAACCTGTACTACCCCAGAACTTCCTGATTGATCCTGTAGCAACCTCTGTAGAAGATGCACTGGGTGTTGCTGTAGATGAATTTGTAAGTATGCACCAAGTAGAATTACTACAAGAACAAGGTGTTTATCGTGATGTATTTGTTGGTCCTGCTGCTCCTGACACCGATCTAGAGCCTGACCAAGACATTACTATTTACAACGATGACAAAGTACGACTCACTAAGTACTACGGTTTAGTGCCACGAGAGCTTCTAGATGCCGCTACAAGCGACGATGATGAAGAAGTAGTAGGTGAGGAAGGGTTTGAATCAAAGTACGTAGAAGCCGTTGTAGTGATTGCTAACGGGGGTATTCTTCTTAAGGCTGAAGCTAATCCTTATATGATGGTGGACCGTCCTGTTGTTGCGTTTCCTTGGGATGTAGTACCCGGACGTTTCTGGGGTCGTGGAGTCTGCGAAAAGGGTTACAACAGCCAAAAAGCACTTGACACAGAGTTACGCGCACGTATTGATGCACTTAGTTTAACTATCCACCCAATGATGGCTATTGACGCTACTCGTTTGCCACGAGGTGCAAAACCAGAGGTACGCCCCGGTAAAATGATATTAACCAGTGGAGACCCTCGTGAAGTACTTCAACCGTTCAACTTTGGTCAAGTTAATCAAATTACTTTTGCTCAAGCCGGAGCACTGCAGCAAATGGTACAGCAGGCAACAGGAGCCGTTGACTCAGCAGGAATTGCAGGTCAAGTTAACGGCGAGGCTACTGCCGCTGGTATTAGTATGTCTCTTGGCGCTATTATTAAACGCCACAAGCGGACATTGATTAACTTCCAACAGTCGTTTTTAATTCCGTTTGTTAAAAAAGCTGCCTATCGGTACATGCAGTTTGACCCAGAAAACTACCCTGTAGCTGATTACAAGTTTAACGCAAGTAGTACTCTTGGTATTATTGCTCGTGAATACGAAGTTACTCAGCTTGTACAGTTGCTACAGACTATGGGTAAAGAGTCTCCGCTGTATAACACACTTATCCAGTCTGTTGTAGATAACATGAACTTGTCTAACCGTGAGGAACTTGTTGCAGCACTGGCTCAAGCTTCGCAGCCTAACCCGCAAGCACAACAAATGCAGCAACAGATACAACAATTGCAGATGCAGTTCCAACAGTCACAAACTGCAGCGTTGTCTGCTCAGGCTCAAGAGTCACAAGCACGTGCTGCTAAGTTGGCTGCTGAAGCTCAAGCAGTGCCACAAGAACTTGAGATTGACAAGATTAATGCTATCACTCGTAATCTTCGTGAAGGTGATGCTGAAGACAAAGAGTTTGAACGACGTATGAAAGTTGCTGACACTCTCCTCAAAGAAAAACAAATACAAGGTAAGACTAATGCTAATAACGCAAAAGGAAATGCAGTCTCTGCTGGACCAAGTAAACAGCCACTTCCAAGGAACATTCCAACGCCTGCAGGACCTAGAGGCCAAGGTGGAGGAACTATGTAATGCCCAAGTCAAAGGACCCAAAACTAGCACGAGCGGGCGTAAGCGGGTACAACAAACCAAAACGGACGCCTAGTCACCCGACTAAGAAGTTTGTAGTAGTAGCTAAAGAAGGCGACAAAACTAAGACCATACGTTTTGGTGACGCCAAGATGACTATTAAAAAAGATCAACCTGCACGTCGTAAGTCATTCAGAGCACGTCACAAGTGTAACACAAATCCACCTAGTAAACTAACAGCACGATACTGGTCGTGTAAAAATTGGTGATATAGATGGCTAAAGGCGTAAAACATTACAAGCGTGACGGCACTGAGTATTCAGGCGGTACGCACAAGATGCCTGATGGTTCAGTACACTCAGGTAAAACCCACGGAAAAACATCAGTACCACTTTTCCATTTTAAAGATCTGTCTAAGACAGCAAAGGAGAAAGCTATGCCCGGTAAAAAGAAAAAGAAAGTTAAAAAGCCATACAGTTATTAAGGAGTAACCAATGAAGCCTAAAAAAGGTCTTTACGCTAATATACGAGCCAAACGCAAGCGTATTGCAGAAGGTTCGGGCGAAACAATGAGAAAGCCCGGTGCAAAAGGCGCACCTACAAATAAGGCTTTTAAACAAGCGGCTAAGACCGTAAAAAAATCAACTAAAAAGTCTTGACAAATGCATAAAAATGTGGTATAATATAACTATATAGTATAACAACAGAGGAAACTATGACTCCCGAGCTTGAAACTTATTTTAATAATTATAACGAACTCTTCAACCACGAAGGTTTCAAACAACTCGTACAAGAGCTTTCCAACAACGCAACGCAGTTAGCAGATATTCAAACAGTTAAAAATCAGGAAGACTTGTACTTCCGTAAAGGTCAAGTAGCTGCTTTTGCTACTGTTATTAATCTACAAGGTACTATTGAAGCTGCTCGTGATCAAGCAGAAGCAGATGCTGAAGAACCCGTAGATGTATAAAATATATGACTTCCGTTGTACTAACGGGCACGTTTTTGAAGAAATGGTAGAGAGTAGCGTTACAACCAGTAGGTGCGGTTGTGGCGCGAATGCTACACGTATGGTATCTGCCCCGTCCTTTCACTTAAATGGCGCTGACGGTTCATTCCCCGGCGCTCACATGAAGTGGGTTAAAGAGCACGAAAAAGCAGGTAAACAATAACATCTCCATAATGATAACGATCACGGAGTTTAATCATGTCTAGAGCAACGATTTTAGATCCCCGTCCTGAAGAGGAAAACGCGGATCAAATCGAACAAAACGAAGTTAACGAGATTCAACAAGAAGTTGAGCAACCTCAGCCAGAAGAACTAAGCTTACCAGATAAGTACCAAGGTAAGTCTTTAGAAGAAGTTGTACAGATGCACCAAGAAGCTGAAAAGTTACTAGGTCGTCAGTCTTCTGAAGTAGGCGAACTTCGTAAAGTTGTGGATGACTACATTAGTACTCAAACACAACCTACAACACCTCAACAGCAACACGTTGAGCCTGAAGATGATATTGATTTTTTTACTAATCCTCAAGGCGCAGTAAATCGTGCTATTGAAAATCATCCTAAAATTAAAGAAGCGCAAGAGTACTCAATGCAGTACAAACAGCAAGCATCTCTTGCTACGCTTCAAACCAAACATCCAGATATGCAAACGATCCTTAGTGATCCTAAGTTTGCAGAATGGATTAAGGCATCTAAAATTAGGACTCAGTTGTTTGTAGCAGCTGACCAACAGTATGACGCTGACTCTGCGGACGAACTCTTTACACTCTGGAAGGAGCGAAAGACAGTAGCACAGCAGACTGCCCAAGTTGAAAAACAGGCGCGTAAGCAGACACTGAAGGCAGCTAATACAGGTAATGCACGAGGCACTGGTGAGGGTTCCCGTAAGAAAACGTATCGCAGGTCCGACATTATTAAACTAATGAAAACAGACCCTGAGCGTTACCAAGCACTGTCAGACGAAATACTGACAGCATACGCGGAGGGTCGGGTCAA